GAACGAAAAGACGAAAGACATTCTTATATCAGACTTTAGGAAGTTTATGAGGATATCTCGTTTCGAAGTGACTGAAGAAGAATTCGAGGAGATAAACTACTTTTATAACAACAACACCAATGGGGGAATGTCAGCTATAAGCCCTTATCACGACGATACTGTCATAAGTGACGCGTTGGTAATTCAGGGAATAGTGAGGGGAAGAGTGAAGGCAAATGTATATAATTAGTAAACTGCACTTGTACAGTTGGTGTACAGTATCTAGAATGTAGACGTTTAAGAAAATCGATGAAAATATTCGGTAAACAGTTGTGGGGGGCAGAAAAGAAAGAATCATCGATTCCTATTCAATCGGCTTATAACTCACAGTTTTCCTTACAAGATAGTAGAAAGCTCCAGAGCTCGGAGATGTATTCCGGGTGGGTTGCTAGCTGTGTTAAGGCTATTGCAGAAGAGGTGGCACGTATAGAACTTGTACTCTACAGAAGAAGTGGAAAGAAAATTGAGGTTATTGAAGAGCATCCAGCCTTAGATCTTTTAGAGTATGTTAATGAATTTTTTACAAAGTTTACTTTATTTGAAAGGCTTCAATCAAATCTAGAGTTGAAAGGTAATGAGTATTGGTATCTTGAGAGAAAAGGAAAGTCAGGACAAATCATAGCTATCTACCCTCTTAACCCTGATGCGATAACGCCAGTTAAGGGAGATTTCTATGTTAAGTACTACTCATATCGTGTGAATGGAAAAGAGATCAAGCTGAAGCCTGAGCAAGTTATCCACTTCAAAACCTATAATCCATTTAGCGACATTGTCGGACTGTCTACCATTGAGTCAGCTAGAGTAATGATTGAGATTGATGTTTTCAGTAGAGAATATAATCGCAGATTCTACTACAACGATGCAACACCAGGAGGAGTACTAACTCACCCTGACGAGCTAGATCCGACGTCAGCAGACGATATCAAGGAAAAGTGGAACGAATCATACGGTGGTTTTAAGCGTGCCTTTAAAACAGCTGTATTATCAGGTGGTCTTACTTATACCTCAATCACGCCAAAGCATAGTGATATGCAGTACATTGAGCAGTCAAAGCTAAATAGAGACGATATTTTAGCTATGTTTCGCGTGCCTAAGAATATCCTAGCGGTACTTGAGGACGTGAACTATGCAAGCGCAAAGACTGGTAACTATGTCTTCTCATTGAGAAACATCTCACCAAAGATGCATAGGATTGTGGACACGCTCAATGAGTTTTTCCTTCCATTATTTGAAGATGGCGATATTTGGTTTGGATTCAAAAGTCCAGTACAGGAAGACATTTTGGAATTAACTCAGGTTAACCAAATCCTTTTTGCAAATGGTCAATTAACTATGAATGAGTGGAGACAACGAAGCGGTTTATTACCTATTGAAAATGGTGACCAAGTATTCCTTCCATTCAGCCTTTCTCCTTACGGAAAGCCAGTACAACAGAAGACCCAGGAGGTAGCAACTTCACTAACGAAACTGTCACATGAAATTAAAGACTCTGTTCTCACTCAGTTGCACTTACATAAGCTTGAAAATACAAACAATACTAAGGAGATTTCACCTGAGGCATCTCATAAGGATGAACCGGGCGATGAGAAATCTAACAAAAGATTCCAACTAAGAATGGATCCTCATAGCTTTGAGGACTTAGGACAAAAGATTAATGGAATGATGCGAGTGAGAGAGGAGCCTTATGTGAAAAAGGCTCAGACAATAATGAATAAGCTTTTTGCTGATCAAAGAGAGGAGGCCATTGTTAATCTTCGTTCCTACATGAAGAAGGGTGGAAAAGCTATTAAAGCAAAGCTCCCTGAATTTATCGATGTTGCGAAACAAGTGAAAATAACAATCGACTTGTTCAAGCCATTAATGGAAGAATTTTTGAATAAGGAAGGACAGACAGCTTTTGCTTCACTAGGCTTAAAGGCAGAGGACTTTGATATTGCTGCACCAAATGTCAGAAAGTACTTGGAGGCGAGCGTGAAGAAGTTTGCAAACGAAGTGACAACGAACACAAGCACAATGATCCGACAGCAAATTGCTGATGGATTAGAGAGTGGCGAAGGAGTTCAGGCTATTACGTCGAGAATTAGTGATCTTGCTGGTCTATCTGAGACGAGGTCAGAGCTTATTGCGATTACTGAGATACATAGGGCGCAGGGAAATGCTGAAATTCAGGCATGGGAACAGTCAAATGTAGTAGTAGCCAAGATTTGGTACACGGCTCTTGATGAAAGAGTTTGTGTTGAGTGTTCTCTAATGCACGGAAAAGAAGTGGATCTAGGAGATGCGTTTGTAAGCGTGTCGGATTTAAGAGACATGGGTTACCAAAATTACGATGGAGCAGTTGAGATTGCTCAGCTTCACCCTCGTTGTAGGTGTTCGATCATTCCAGTGGTTAAAGGCCAAGATTCATAAAAGCTAATTAACATATATGCAAACGCAAGAAACCATCAAAGTATATTCAGAAAACGCAGCCAAAGAGCTTAAAGAAGCACTAAGCAAAATCACTCCAAAGAAAAAAGTTCAAGGAGATGGCGAATTTGAGGTCGTGGCCACAACTGAAGGAGTAGACCGAGATGGCGAGGTAATCCAAGTAAAAGGATGGGACTTCACAAACTATAACAAGAATCCAGTTCTTCTTTGGGGACATGACTACAAGACGTTGCCAATTGGAGCTGTCACCAGCTTACGTGTGGAGGGGGGAGCGGTAATCGCTAAAGGTGTATTTGCAAGGTCAGAATTCGCCCAAGAAGTGAGAGAGCTCTACGACGATGGTTTTATTAAGACGGTGTCAGTTGGTTTTATACCCCACGAAAGAAACGGAAACGTTATTACAAAGGCTGAGCTATTAGAGTTGAGCTTTGTATCGGTCCCAGCAAATCCAGACGCATTAGATCGTTTAAAGAGTTTCGAGGCAAAGTATATGAACGTTGTTATTGAGAAAGAAGAGGAAAAGAAAGAGGAAGAAGAAGTAGTACCAGCGGCTCCCATCGAGGAGGAGCAACCAAAATTAGAATCCACAACAGAGCAAGCCGCTACAAGTCTCATTGCTGAATACCCAACGAGCAATGAAGTAGCGAAAGCTCACATAGCGGAGAAAGCAGGACGTGTTCTATCTGCAAAAAACAGGACATTGGTGGAAGACGCGGTTAACGCTTTACAGGCATTGCTTAGTGCCTCTGAGACACCAGAAAAAGATATTCAGGAAGAAGCATTTGAACTGAAGAGAGATATGCAATTGGTCGCAAAGATTACAAACGGTGTTCTTTCGAAGTTTAAAGGCTTTGAGCAAAAACTTTAAAACTTTATTTATTTATGTCAGCTAATCAACAAGTATTAACCGAGGAAAAGATGGCCGAAATGATAGCCTCTGCTATCACGAATGGTCTCGAAAAGAACCTTGGCGCAGTTGTAGAAGAAAAACTACAGGCTGAGGTTAAAAAGCTTAACCTCGATAAAATCGATCTTAAGCACAAAGTATTGAGTGAAGCAGATGAGAAATCTTTACCTGGTCTTACAGATCAGCAGGAGGCTTCTCGCAAAGCTTCTACAACTACTCGTTTCATCAAATCATTATTCAAAGGAGATTTCCAATCTGCAGCTGCTCTTAAGGGTATGTCAGAAGGTATCGACTCTGAAGGTGGTTTCACAGTTCCAGAAGAGACAGCAGCAGAGTTGAACCGCATTGTTGAAAATGTTGGTTTGATTCGTAAGTTATCTCGCAACATTCCTATGACTCGCGACAGCTTGAACCTTCCAATTCTTGGAAGTGCAGCAAGCGTTAGCTGGCCAGGTGAAGCAATTGCTGGAACAGATGGCGCTCCAACTATTAGCAATGTTCGTTTGTTAGCGAAGACTGCTGTAGGTTTGGCTCCAGTTACCAATGAACTTCTTCAAGATGCAAATCAAGACATTAGTTCAATGATCATGGAGTTAATGGGAGAAGCATTGGCAACAGCTGAGGATACACAAGGTTTAGTTGGAACTGGATCACCTTTTACTGGTGTTCTTTCTGACTCAACTGTGAACCTCACAACTATGGGATCTACAAAGACTGCATTTACTGATGTTACATTAGCAAACTTGCGCGACATGGTTAGCCAAATCAAAATGGCTGCTTTGCCTCGTTGTGTTTGGGTTATGTCTCCTACAGTATTTGGTGCAGTACAAAAGATTACTGAGAACAGCCAATCAATTGTTACCTTCCAAAATCCAATTGTTCCTAACACCATCACTGGTGGTTTGTTAATGCCAGCAGGATACATTTGGGGCTACCCAGTGTACTTGAGTGAAGTTATGCCAGCTGTATCAGCTTCAGCTGTGTCTACAAAGTTCTTGATTTTCGGTAACTTTGATTACTTCTTCTTCGGCAACAGACAAGGAATGAACATGGAAATTTCAGGTCAAGCAACTGTTGGAAGTGTAAATGCTTACGCTTCAAATCACTCAATCGTCCGTGTGATTCAGCGCGTAGGTATGGCAGTAGGTATCGGTACTGCTTTTGCAGCACTGAAGACAGCAGCAAGTTAATATTTTTAATACTTTTACTTTATGAATAGCTACAGATTTTCTAAACAAGTCATGTGTGATGGCAAATTATACCTTAAGGATTCCGTCCATACGCTCACAGAGCAAGACGCATTGAATTTTGAGGAGGCTGTTACACAAGTTCCTGGCAATGATTCTTCTGTGAACGGCGAGGCTGATTCAACTAGTGAGCCTGTTACAAAAGTTGCTCCAGTACACCCAAACAAGATGATGAAGCCCAAGAAAGAGACACGTAAGTAGGTCAGTAGCTATTCATTTAATTTACTCTATATGGACGTAAGCAAAAATTATAAAGTCATCTCTCTTATTAGACCACAAGTAGCTACATCAACTGTTACTGGTACTGGTGTAGACACTTTAGGTTATGGAGACGATGCTATGGTTATTGTAGACCTTGGTGCTGCATCAGGAACCAGCGCGACTAACGATATCGTTATTCAAACTTCAGCTGATAATAGCACTTGGACTACAAGAACTACTTTCGCACAACTTACTGGAACCTCAGACAATACTTTAGCAGCTGGAAAAGTAGTATTAGATGGAGCTAGCAGACGTTATGTTCGCGCTGTAGCGACAATCGCTGGTACATCTCCTTCTTTTGCATTTGCTGTTTCATTGGTACTTGAGGCTCAGCTAGGAAAGTCTGACCTTAACTCATTGACTGCTGCATAAGCTATCAGGGCATGGAACTAAAAGGCCATGCCTAATCTTCACTTTAAAACACTATGGCTGCATACGACCTCACAACATCTTCTGATGTAAAAAGTTACCTAGACATCACTGCGTCCACATGGGACACCCTCTTAGCAAATTTGGTAACTAATTGCAGTGTTTGGATAGAAAACTATTGTGGAGGAAAACGATTCAAAAATAGTGGGGTAGACGTCACTGAATACCACGATGGCGATCCTAACCTTGAAGGTAAGAAGATTGTTTTTGTGAGAAATACCCCTATCATTTCCGTAACGAGCGTTTCATATGCTAGCGGAAGCTTAAGTAGTCCTACTTGGACAGCATTCGATGCTGCCAGCTACTACGTACGGAATGATAGAGGTGGTCAGTTAATATTCGATTCGTTACCACAAGGCAATCAAAATATTAGAGTGATCTACCAAGGTGGATACTCGACAATCCCTGAAGACCTGGCATTAGCGTGCATTCAATTAATTGCTCGGGTTTTCAACAAAAGAAAATCGGAGGGAGTTTTAAATGAGTCAGTTGGAGGAGCTAGTGTTTCATGGGATAGAGAACTAACTCCAGAACTAAGAAAGACAATTAATAGATATCGAAGCCATGCAGTCTAGATACAGTTACAACACATCAGCGACTATTAAGCGTCAGACCTATACCGCTGATAAGTCTACGTACGCTACAGTAGCCGGTACAATCATGGGTTACTTTGCCCCAACTGCGACCAATGAAAATAGTGGAGCGCAGGGGATCATTAGTCAGTCCTACCAGTTTATTACTGACGGCGTCCAAGACATCAGGGCGAATGACAGGTTAACTATCAGTACAGTAGAATACGGTGTTAAGGGTATACAAAGATTTACTCAACTCTCACAAGATATCTTAGTATGTACGCTCAACAAGAGTGTTAAAAAATAATCTTATGCCAGCTGATATACAGGTGGAAATTATCGGTATGGACAAGCTTCAGAAAGCTTTCAAAGAATCACCAAAGATTACCACAAATAGACTCAATACAGCTGTTAAGCAAGGCATCTATACACTACTGGCGAATGCAAGAAAGGCGGCCCCAGTTGATCAAGGATTTCTGAGAAATGCAGGGATGGTTACAAGTTTTGAAATCTTAAAAGGGTTACTTGAGAACAAGGCTCCCTACGCACTCTATGTTCATGAAGGGACAAGGCCTCATTACGTTCCTATGGGAGCAATAAAGGGTTGGGCACAACGCCATGGCATCCCAGCATACTTTGTACAACGAGCAATACTCAGAAAGGGGACTAAGGCTCGGCCATTCTTCAAAGATTCAGTAGAGGCGTCACAAGAAGACATTAACAAGTACTTTCAGGATGCGGTGAAAAATATAGTTAAAGATTTAGCTAAATAATATGTCATTCAATTCTATTAGGACTGCGATTTCAACCAAGCTCAATACTGTGACTCAGCTTGCCTTTGTAGATGACAAGCATCATACGGACATGACAGGATATCCAGCTGCAACATTTGAGCCAGTTCGTCTCGACAATGAATTCTATACGAGTTCAGACAATAAAAGGGCTTATCAATTCACAATTCTTATTCACCAAGAGATAGACACTATCGGAAGAGATGAGGCTGTGAGAATCTTGGACGCTGCGGTAGATGCAGTGAAGAGTGCATTTGATACTGACTATACATTGGGTGGCGTAGTAGACTATATGGAGGCTATAACTGTTGACTTCGCAGAATATGTAGAAGGCAATGCAAGCACTAAAGTCGCAATAATGAAGCTGGTATGTGTATCTGAGGAGATAGTGACAAGTTAAGTACAGTATTCCTATTTTGTACAGTACATGTATACTTTGGGTGTACATGATTCTCTATGCCAAAAAATAAGAACGCAAAGGAAATTAGCGCAGATGTTAACCTCATTGAATTCAACTTCCCTGAGTATGATCTGACTGTTTTAGCTGAGAGTATTCGTGATGCAGAAGCTAAATTGCAAGAAATTTTAAAAAGTAAATTAAAATAACTTATGTCAAAGGAGATAGGTCGCCAAGCCTCAATTGGTATCGGTAAAGAGTCATCTAGAGGAACTGCTGTTGCATCAACTTACTTTGTCCCTTGGATGAGTGTTGATGGTATAGACGATAAAGTGGCGACCGTTGTTAATGAGACTGCACTTGCAAGGTTGGAGTCATCAGATGGTTATGCTGTGACAAGAAAGTTTGCAGAAATTGGATGGTCAACAAAGATGAAGGATAGTCACTTCGGTCTTTTGCTTCTTTCATTATTTGGAACAGATACACCAGTAGCAAAATCAGCGCCTAATGCATCAGTTTACGACCATACCTTTACTGTCCTTCAGACTGTACAACATCCATCACTTACTATCTCATACAAGGATCTCAATGTAGACCTCAGATATGTAAACGCAGTGGTGAACTCTTTAAAGATCAATATCGAGCGCGGTACTTATGTGATGTACGACGTTACTACAATGTCAAAGGCATCTGCATCAGCTTCTAACACAGTTTCATATACTCAGGAAAATGATTTCTTGCCACAGCACTTAACATTTAAAACTGCTACCACACAAGCGGGGTTAGATGGAGCAAGTGCGGTGAATCTAAGAAATGCAACAATTGAATTCTCACAAAACCTTGTCTTTGAAGATGTGCTTGGTTCACAGGCACCTAATGATGTACTAAATCAGTCATTCGGTGTGAAGGGATCAGTAACATTGGTACACACAGCAACTACCTATTCAGCTCTCCAGATGGCTGGAACATATCAAGCACTGCGCTTTGACCTCGTTCATACAGCGACAATAGGAACAAGTTCAAATCCAGAGTTGAAGATAGACCTTCACCGTTGTTCAATTACGAATTACTCAAAGAGACTTGGGCTTAACGATATTGTAGAAGAATCATTTGATTTTGAGGGTCACTACAGTCTAACAGATAGCAAAATGGCGACCGTTGTTCTTACTAACTTAGTTGCATCTTACTAATACAAACTATGAAGACTTTAAAATTTAAATTGCCGGTAAGTGGTTGTGAATTCGATGTGGATTCAGAGCCAATGTTCGGTGATATGGATGATATTGAGAACTTTGTTTTGAATAATACGAGTGGTCACATTGAAGATAAGGAGTGGAAGTCTGAATTCAAGGGTGATGTACTAAATAATCTTAAGTATTTTAAGGCTAAGGTGCTTGTGAAGGGGATCTATAACGAAGACGGAAATAGGGTGAATGGCGATACAATTGATTTGGTTCGTGCCATGAATCCCAAGGATGGTGAGTTTCTTTTAAAAACGGTGGAGGAAGTTATTACTGAATATAAAAAAAAATTGAGTTAGATCGTGAGGCAATTGATCAGTATGTGCGATATGGTAGCAACAAGTCAGAGGGTCTTATACCTTTTTTAGCCTTAGAGATGGGAGTATTACCTGGGGATCTAAGAAAGCAGAGCGAGAGAGATATAAGAGCGTTACAGAGCTACTTAGAAAGCCTTGCTAGGAGAGCTAAAAGTAAAACTTAAAAGATACGATGGCAGACACTACTCAGTTAACGATACAACTCAACGCCAAGGATGAGGCCAGCAAGAAAATTCAAGATGCTGGAAAGAAGATTACAGAGACCGTAAAAGGCATTGGAGAAGCTGCTAAAAAGATCTCGGTAGTGTCTACTGCTGCACTAGCTGGAATTGCTGGTTTTGCTGTTAAGTCAGTTAAGGACTTCAGTGGAGTAGCTGAGCAACTAGATAACATGCATAAGAGTACTGGTGTAGCAGTGCAATCTCTTTCTGCATTGAAGTATGCAGCTGATCAAACTAGCGTGCCATTAGAGACAATGACTACTGGCATTAAGAAGTTGCAACTCTCTCAAAATGATCTTAAGGGTTTTAAAAAGAACCTTGATGATATCGGTTTATCATCTAGGGAGATATTAAATATCCCTATTGAGGAGCAGTTCTTTAAGATTGGTAATGCAATATCTAAGCTACCAGACCCTACAGATAGAACTATTGCATCAATGCAATTCTTTGGAAAAACTGGTACTGATTTACTACCTATCTTTGGTGAAGGAGCAACCACATTAGAAGAGTGGACAAGCAAGGCAAAGAATATGGGGTTGATACTTGATACAAAGACAATTGATTCAGCATTAAGAGCGGATCAAGCATTTGATGATTTTGATGCAACTATTAAGGGTGTAGTGAACACAGCTTCAATTCAGTTTTTGCCGATTGTTACTGATATGGTAGAGGGGTTGCAGCCAATGATTAAAGCAGTTGGTGATTGGGCTGCTGCTAATCCTGAATTAGTTAAACAGATTGCTGAATGGACAGTAAAGATCCTTTTAGCTGGTGCTGCGCTAGGTCCTTTAGTAAAAAGCGTAGAAGCATTTGGTGCGGTGATTAAGATATCTAAAGAGATAGGAGAGGTAAGTGCTGCGCTGAAGGTTTTAACTGGCATAGGTCTTGGACCTTGGGGGCTGGCCCTTGCTGGTATTGTTGTTTCTCTCACATTCATTATGGAGAATGGTGGGACGATTAGTAGCGCAATTGAAGCCATTGCTGAGAAGCTTGGTTTAGCAGATACAAGTGCTAAAAACTTCGCCACGAGCATGAAGAATGTGAACGGAATAGTTGGACAGGTTAGTAGCTTGAAACCTGAGGTAGTAGACTCATATGCAAAAAGCTTTGGTGGGAAACCATTAACTGGACTACCTTCAGGAAGTTCTATTATGGCTGGAACAGTAAGTGCAACGCTAGGACAGGGAAGCGGAAAGAGCTATGTTCCTGATTCACAACCATTTGCTGGCATAACCAACTGGTGGAATGGATTTGCAGAGGGAGGAAGGCCACCTAGAGGAGTTCCATCAATCGTGGGTGAAAACGGTCCAGAAATGTTTTTGCCTGATCAATCAGGAACGATCATCCCTAATTCCCGAATGGGTGGCGGTACTACGGTGAATATCACAGTAACGGGCAACACGCTACTTGATGATAATGCCGCTACAAAGATTGGTGACATGATCTTTAAACAATTGCGCTACCAGATAAAGATATAGAATATGGCATTGCAGCTTTATGTAAATGGCGTTGAGAAGACAAGCATTATCCAATGGGATTCTTTGCAGCTAACTGAAAACCTCACAGACGAGATTGATACGCTATCATTTCAATGCTCGAAGTTTGGATCAAGGACATTTAGCCCGGTAATTCTCGATGAGGTAACTTTATACCAAGATTCAGTGAAGGTATTTGGAGGAAACATAGTAGATATAAATGAGGTTAGTGGATCGGCAGATCATGTTATTTACCAGGTAACTGTTAAGGACTACAGCCATGTTATGGATAGGTTCTTAGTTGTTGAGTCGTACGAGAACAAGCCAGTAATAAACATCATTTGTGACATCCTTAACAAGTACATAAACAAGAATGATAGGGTTGAGATAGCAACGTTTGAGACAAATGAGATTTGGAGTGCTGGTAGTGCAAGTACCTCCACCTACCGTGTTGGCGACCAAGGTAGACTTTTAACAAGCTCAGGATCAACGACAACTGCGTACCGTGATGTAACACTCAACTTGCAGCCAACAGGTTTTTCTACGAGCGATTATATTGACCTTGATGTGAACGTTGATGCACCGGCAAATATATCGAGTGTTGTTATCAAGTTGGGAAATGCAGCGATGACGACCTACTACTCCAAGAACATTACTACCAATTTAACAACTACAGGTTGGAATCTAGTACATCTCTTAAAGTCTGGTTTCTCCACAACAGGATCACCATCATGGTCGACAATCGCGAGGATACAGATAGAGGTAACGGCAGTTGCTACTACAACAGTGAATGTAGTTTTTGATAACTGGCAGATGGTTAAGTCATCCGCATTTACTCGCAATGAGTCTCAGGGAGCATTGCAGAATGTGAGCTATATAGCATTCAACTACTCTCAACCTTCTAAGGCGTTGCAACGTCTAGCAGAGTTATTTCAATGGCATTGGTACGTAGATCAAGATAAAGATATTCATTTCTTTGCAAAGCTTACTGAACTGTCACCATTTAACTTATCTGACACAGCTGGGAACCACATATATAACTCATTGGTATTGCGTAAGAGTGCAGACCAACTGAGAAACTCTATTTATGTGCGTGGTGGTGACTACCTTGCTAGTTCTCTTACAGATAACCTTTCTCATCAGGCAGATGGTAGCAATAAGTTCTTTAAGATGGGTTATAAGTACCAAAACTATAGCCTGACTCAGAATGCAGTTGCTAAGGCAGTAGGGGTAGAGAATCTGGAATCCTACACAGCTAATGTTAGTGCTAAGCAGACAACGTCCGGATTAGCTAACTTATCCATTGGAGATGCTGCTGCTCGCACAAGGCAGTCACAGCAAATAATAGTTACTTCAAACAATG